GTCTACACTATGGTAAGCGTTTAAATCTTGAGCTAATTCCGGTGTCCAAATTGCTTTTAATTTTCTTGTCTTAGCAACAATTGGTTCAGATTTCAATTCTAATTCGATTTCTGGGATTGCTAAGTCTGTTCCTCTATCTTCAAAGTCACCTCTAGAGATATCATCAGGTTGTTTAGAGTAAACTAAAGTTTGAGTTACAAAATCAGTTGCCACAATTGCTCTTGTATCGATTGAAGCTGATAAAAAGAAAGATGCAGAACCTAAAGTATTCAATGTAGTCAATTCAGGGAAATGAGTTATAGATGTAGAACCTGAAACTTTAAATGCTCTTACTGCATTATAATCAGCGTTAGAAGGTAAACCTACTGTCACTTTTCTCCAAGCTTGAGAACCACTTGTAGCTGCAAAAGATGCAGATAATGTTTCATTACCTAAGAAATCAGATGCAGAAGCTGAAGCTACAGTTGCTGTAACTGCTGCAGTTACATCATTGATTGTATATCCGAATCTACCTGCTCCGTAAAGACCACCTTCAGTAGCTTGAGTAGAACCCAATTTGTTACCTGCTGGAGATAAGTTATCTTTACCGAAAGTACCACCATTACCGAACATAGAAGAACCAGAAGCTGGTCTGTTTGCGTCGTTTTGAGTACCATATTTGAAATCCATGTAGAAAATAAGACCAGAAGGTAAGTTCATTGGTTGAACTGAAACGAATTCTTTAGCTGCGATAGAACCGAAGATTCTTCTTACTAAAGGTAACGCAACACCAGCCCACTCTTCTGAACCAGAAGATGTACCTGTTCTTGTAGCCTCATCTAATAATTGTTTAGCTTGGTTTTCTAACATTACTGCCATACCATGCTTAGTTGTTTCAGAACCTACTCCTTCAAGTAAGCCTGTTTTTTCCCATTTAGCTTTCAAACCACGAGTTTGTTCAAGCATTACGCTTTGTGGGTTTGCGCCAGTCATTAATTTTTTAATGTCCATTTTTTTGTTTTTTAATATTTTTATTTAATAATACCTGCTAACTTTTGAAATCTATTAGAAATTTGAGTATTTTCTGCAATTACTTGCTTAGATACTGCTGGTTTAGTAGATTTTGTTACTTTACTAGCAATTCCTTCAGAAATAGATTTTTTAGTAGATTTGTTAGATGATGAATATTTGAAATTCTCTGCTAATGTAGAGTATACCAATTTAACTTCTCTAACTGATTTTGTTCTATCCAAAGTTTCAATCACTTTCACTTTTTGTTCGTTAGTCATGTTGTGAGCTCTGAATAATTTATTAGCGAATAATAACTTAGCGTTTAATAAGTTAACTTCGTTAATTGTTTTTTGTAAGAATTTGATAGTTTTGTAAGCTTCGTTTAATTCAGCGTCTTTTTCGTCAGCTTTCTTATCTTCTGCATCACCTTTCATATCATCTTCCATTTCACGTAAGATTTCTTCTAAGTCAACAACATCTTTGTCATCTTCTTTAGAATCTTCTTCCGCTTCATTAGTTACAACAACTTTTGGTGTTTCACCTTTGTCAGTACCAGCTTCAGAACCATCTGCTAAATTTTCAGCAACTGCTGAATCATCACCATATGTATCGTCTTCTGCACCTTCTTGGTCATCACCACCTAATTGTGCTTCTAATTCTCTGATGATAGCTTCTAAGTCCATATCATCTTCGTTGTTGTCATCACCGAATTGGTCGTCTCCGCCAAATTGGTCATCACCACCTTGTGCAAATGGGTTTTCTTCTTCAGTCTCTTGTCCAAATGGATTTACTTCTGAATCATCACCTTGTGCAAAAGGATTTTCTTCTTGAGAATCTTCACCTTCTAATTCTGCCAATCTAGCTTTCAATTCTGCAATTTCTGCATCTTTGTCACTTTCTTGGTCATCACCGAAAGGATTTTCTTCTTCAGAAATGTCTGCTACTTTCTTATAGTCAGTACCAGCTTGTTCAGGTTTACCTGAGTCTTTTTTAACACCAACTGATAAGTCTGTGTTAGCATCTAATGTTGGTTGTGTTCCTGGGTTTTCTGCATAACCTGCATCAACTTTTGAACCAATACCAGTAGATGTTAATTCTTCGTCTACTTTTTCAGCTTCATCATCCTGTGCTTCTGCTTCTGCTCTCATCTTTGCAGATAAGATAGATTGAAGTCTAGGAGTAAAAGCTTCTTCAAGAGCGATTTTTGCGTTAGCTAATGCAGTTTCTTTAACGGCTTTAGCATCGGCAATAGATTCCTTCAATAATTTTGAATTTGCCATCTTTTTTCCTTAAATTTTGTTGTGAAGTTATTCTTGTAGGGAACTCCAATGTAATTATGTTGATTGTTCGGTCACACCTTATAGAGAAGGGTATTCATTAATCAACTATGTCTTGTAATCTTATAATAAAAAATAAGATATTTGATAATATATATGTAAATTTTTTAGAAAACTAAAGAAAACTACTAAAATAGTTTGTTTTTTCTTATAGTTTCTTCTTTTTGTAACCTCTTTCTTTTGGAAGGTTTAATAAAATTCTTCCTTTCTCTAAGTTCTTCTATTTGTTTTGTGGACTGAACTCTCTTTTTGTAATCTTTTATTGCCCACTCTATATTTCCACCTCTAACACTTACTACTAACATTCTTCTATTGTAAATTAACCAATTTGTATTTTGTTGAGTATAATAAAGTTACAATCGTATCTATATCGTTTTGTAACCAACTCATTTGTAATTTTTCGTCTTTTCTTAATTTTGCAACTACTGTAATCAATTTATCAAAATATGCAATTACATTTTTGATATCATTATTTGTATCTAAACCACTTACCGGTTGTAATTTAATTAATCCGTATTGTCCTTGATATGCTTCAACTAATCCATCTACTAATCCGCCAATTGCATCATAATAGTTTCCTAACGCAACATGTGCTGAAAATGAACCAACACCTTTAACTCCTACATGGAATGAATGTGTTTGTGTTCTACTATGTAATAATAATGATGCTAATTGTTCCATTTTATTTATTATTTACAGGTTTTACATTCTTGTAATCCCAATCTTTCTTTCATTTGTTGTTCGGATATTTCTGCTATTTCAAAATATCTTCCTAATACATGTCCCATATCTTCATATAATGCATCTAATCTTTGTTGTTGTGATTGCGCTTCAACAGCTTCTTTTTCAAATGCACCTTGTAACTTTTTAAGTTCGTTCATATTTCTTTTAATAGTAACTCTATCAAACCAGTCACCACCTTCTCTTAAAGTATATTCTTGTGCTGCATCTGCAATACCACCTAACGTTTCAGCAACTTGTCTGATGTCAGATTTTCTTCCCATTTGCTCTCTATATTGACCATATGTAGAAATGATTTCCAAAAAATGCTTCTTTAATTGAGAAGGCAATTGTTGAAATTCTTCATTTTCTTTCATTAAATCTCTTAACTTTATCATATACTATTTCTTTAAAATATCGTTTTTTCTAATCTTTGAAACCGCTTGCATTAATTGTTGTTTATCCAATCCTAATGAATCGATAATTTTAGCAATTACTAATTGTTCTTTTTTTCTTGACAAATTGTAATTTCTTATTTGAGCCACTAATCTTTCTAAAAATCTATCAACTTGTGCCGGTAAAGCAGTATCCATATCTTCCAAATCTTCTTTTGTAATCTCTTTACCAGGTATTAAATTTACTAATTTCATTTTATTAATTTAATTCAATTATAATTTCTCTCATTAAATCTTGTGCTTTACACCATTTACCACATTCTTCTGCTATTTGTTTCCATTCTTTTAATTCATTCATTGGTGCCATAAATGCCCCATGTGTTGATGGATTAGATACAAAGTCCCAACCCACTAATTCGAAATCTTCCTGAACCATTACAGTCCCATCTCTTAATTCTTTTACTGAACCCAATCCTCTAGATGAAATACCCAAACGAATATTATTTTTTAATAATTCTTTTAAGATATTTCCTGATGGTGTTGAAAGAATTTCCACTACACCACAAACATCATCACCTTCCCAAAAAATTTCTCTAATGTTGTGTGATACATTCTTTAAATTAATAACCGGAGATTCAGGATGGTCTAATTCACCCAAAGCTCTACGTTCTTTAATAAGTTGGCCGTATTTTTCACACTCTCTCATTAAAATTTCTTTAGGATATCTTCTACCATTTTGATTTGCAGCACCTGCTCTTTGAAGAATTCCCTTAACTAAATAAGTTCCATTTTCTTCTTGTTGAAGTTTTGCTTCAAACAAATGCGTTTCTATCAATAATCCTTTACTCATTATTTTTTATTTCTTAATGCTGCTAAATCTGAACCTTCAATTTCACCATCACCATCAGTATCAATTTTTTTTTGACCTGCAGTTAATTCTGCCTCATTATATCCTCTCAATCTTCCTTCTGTTTTTGCTTTTGCAGCTTTATCCACTGCTTGAAAGAATTTTGCTTTTTCATCATCTGACATATCAGGAATAGATTTACCTGTTCTATCTAACATATGTTTAAATAATTCTTGATAGTCACTTTCTTCTTTAACTACCTGACGAATAAGTTCTTTTAATTCTGATGTTTTCATTATTCTGAAATTTGTCTGATTTTTTGGTCTAATTTTAATAATCTTTCTTGTATACTATAAATATGATTATTTGTTCTTTTCCAATAACTTTTATTATTTACACCACTTTCATTCTTAATTTTACCATACCAATTAAGAAATCTTTCCATTTCTCTTAATTGCTTATTGATATTAGATATACCTCTACCAATTTTAGCCTGTGCACTTGCTTCTTCATTTTTTAATTCTAACCAACGATTTTCATTAACGACAGTATAGCCTGTTAAGTCTGCTTGTTTTTTTCCTTTTTTCTTTTCACTATCTTTACCACTAAATGCAAAAGGAGTATTATATCCTTCTACACCACCAGTTGTATTCATTTCATCAATCATTCTTTCTCTAACCATATTACGAATGATTTCTTTAAGTTTGTTGATACGCTCTTCTTTTTTATCAGGCAATCCATCGTGTGATGTAGATGCAAAATCTTTGGCATCTTTATCACTCATTGAATCTGCCGCTTTACTAACTTCTGGCGATGGATTTTCCATATCACCCTTTTGAGCGGCATGAACCATACCCATAAATCGTTGTTGTGCTTTTGATACTGATGGCATTTGTTTAATTTTATGATAATATTGAACCGGTTCCTGCAGATACTCTAATTGCCGTTGGATAACATGGATAAATTTGTCCAGGTACTAATTGATTTAAATAAATGTCTCCACCACCTTCTAACGATATATTTCCTTGTACTACCGAACCAGATGGAATCATTACACCCCACACTTTTGTATACAATGATGATGTTGATTGGTTTCCTATTTTAGTCCAAACTGACGATGATGTAAAATAATCTATTTTTGAAATTCTATAATTTGTCATTTTTTATTTTTTTAACGATTGTTTTAATTCATTTAATAACTCATACGTCATCATCATTGCTGATAAATGTTGTTCTTTAATCTTTTTAACAGATTTAATTTTTCTAATATTTGAAATTGTTTCTGCTAATTTTATTTTTGTAACTTTGTCAGTAATTTTAGAACCAACTTCTTTCAATGAATTAACCAAATTAGTTACTTCATTGCTAACGTATTCATTTAATTTACCAGTATTATTTATATTATTAATATATTCTCTTAATAATCCTTTTTGCTGTTCGGTTAAATTCTTATATTTGTTGTTGAAATTTTCAACTAATATTTTGTAAGATATGGCTCTCAAATCATCATCCTGTTTTCTATATTCTTCTAAAACTGCATCTTTTACTTTTACATCTTTATTTTGAATAGAAGAATTTATAATATTTTCTGCAATTGTAAATCTAGATGATACGATGTCCGTTGGGTCGTATTGGTCATCGGTAGTTGTAATTTCAAATATTTTATAAATAGATGCTAATGTTTTATAATTTGAAATTGGAGATTTGATAAACTCATCTAAATTATAAGTTTCTTTAATTTCTTTAATTAAATTATATTTTTCTTTAATAAGTTTTTTCTCATCTAATCTTTTACGAGCTTCGCATATTGTATTAATAAATTGCTCAGCTTTTGATTCCGAGTTATATTTTTCATTAATCAAATATTGATATAATTTTAATTCTTTTGATAATTCTTTTTTTGAATTAAAATGTTCTTTTAAAATCTTTTCTGCTACCGATTTGTTTGCAGACATTATTTCCGAAGTAATCTGTCTTACTAATAATTCAAATATAAATCCAGTATTTTTAAACTTCGAATGCTTTATTTTTTTCATCAATTTGTATAATTTGTCAGATATAAATATATCTTTCTATGAGAATACTACTCTTTATCTAAATTCTCTGTTAAAATCTTTTTTTTGTTTCCATTCATATCTTTAAATATCTCAAAATATGAATTTTTTCTAGGTTTATATCCTACCGAACCTTCTTTTTGTTTAAGGGTCTTAATACCTAATGGGTCTCTACCTTCTGGATGGTCATCTTTACCATATCTAACAGGGTCTTTAGGTCTACCAACACCATCTTCTTCTAATTCAGTTTTTAATCTATCCAATTCTTCTTCAACATTAGTAGGACCATCGGTACCGGTTTCTTTTGCAGGGTCAACGCCTTGAGTTTCAATTGATGTTAAACGGAATGTTTGTTTAGTATCATCTAATACTTGTAATGTCATTTCATCTTGTTCATCTTTAGCCATTTTCATTACCGCTTCATACATCCATTCTTTAGAGAACATTTTCGTTTGCTGCATTTGTTGAATTAAAGCTACCTTTGAAGTATATAGTTCAACTTGCTCTTGCTCATAGATTTTAGATGGAATAGTTAATTCTAAAGTAAAATCCGTCAAACGGTCATCATCTATTCCTTGTGCATATAAATGAATGATTGCTATTTTTGTTAATTCCGATATAACTACTCTTTGTATTCTTTCAATTGTTTTTGCAAATCTAACATCCATTGCTGCCAATGTAGCTTTACCATTGGTATCTTCTTCATATCCTAAATATGCTTTTGGAATTTGAAGAGCGGCCATTAACTTACCTTTTAAGTAGTTAATATCATCAATCATATTATACTCCAATCCTTTTAGGGTATCAATAGAAGTACCATTATCACTACCTCTTACTGGCATATAATAATCTTCTATAAGATTTTGAACATTATATTTTAAATTATATTCACCTGTTTTTTCATCCACAAAAGGAACTTTTTTAGATGAATTGATAATTTTTTGCATGTAGTTATCCACTTCATTTGGTGGAATATTACCAACATCAATTTTAAAGATTCTTTTTTCAGGAGCTCTCATTACTCTATGAATTAACATAGCATCCTCCATTAACATAACTTGTTTCCAAACTCTTCTTGCACCTTCTAGCATTGATTTACCATAAGGTAAGAAGTTAGAATCATTATTTAAACGAAAATGGGCAATCTCATAGTTCTCATATTCTTTCTTTGCAGTTTGCCCTACTGCGTTATATGGATTTTGATATGGAGCATAAATAAATTTAACTCTTTGTGGATTTTTTGGGTCAAATCCTTCAATTCTACTCATTTCATATGTAGACATTGGGAGAACATTCACAATACCCAATCCTTCCGCCATTTCTAATTGTAAATAAAAATCACCATACTTAACCAAATTTCTTACCCAAGGCCATAAGTTAAATTCAACATTTACAATATCATAAAATAAATTTTCTAATATTTGTTTAATATTATCATCTTCATGATGAATTTTTAATACATTTCCTTGTTCGTTTCTAGCAGTAGATTCATCTGCGTATATATTTAACGCTGATGATAAAATTGGGTCACTATCCATTGAATCATAATCTCTAAACAAATCAATTCTAACTTGTTGATATGCCATCGAAGATTCTAACTGACCCGTACCAAAATTGGTTACTCTCATTTTCATAAAACGGTCAACAAGGTTAGTTGTCATTGATTGATACTCATCAGTATCAACAACTTTAACACCTTTTGTAGTTTTACGAACTATGGTATTTGTTGAAAATAATTTTTGTAACCTACCGAATATTGTTTTATCTGCCATTTTTATATAATTCTATTTTTCTAAATATATGGAAAATTTTCCACTTTTCCAAATTTACCATTTTCTACAAGACCAATAATTTGCTTTATGTCTAGGTCCTGGACTATCACAATTCATTCTAGCTCTAAATGATTTTCTTGCAGCAGGATTTGATTTTCTAATCTTCATTCCTTTTTGTCCGAAGTTTACTTTAACAACATTTCCTGCAGGATTCTTTACATATACTTTGAATTTCTTAACATCACCTTGCATTGGTTTGCCCAACTTAACTTCTCTACCTTGATATTCTGCTTCATGCATACAAGGGCAAGTTGCTTCATTTAAATCTTTAGCGTATGCTCTCATAAAAGAAATAAAATCTCCCATGTCCTCATCTTCTACATCATATTCTTCTGGTTCAACTAAACCATAATTAACATCGTCATCACTATTAATATCTTCCGTTGCTTCATCTCCCCAATAACCACCTGGATTATCATTTTCTTTTACTGGAACACAATTTGGTACTTCTTTACCATTTTTATTCTTTGTTCCAACCATTTCGTATCCTTTCCAACAAGGATTTTCCATTTCTTTCAATGGAATTAAGTTTATTAGTCTCATATTACAATAGTTTCAACATATAAATATAAAGAATTAACCAATTAACCAAGTTAAGTTTTCTTTTTCACCTCTACCTACATTCATTTCATATGGATTATCTTTTAAATGACTATGTGCTGTATATAGTCCAGAATGTTTATTTACATGAGCAGAGTTTAACATACTTTTAGTTAAATCAATCCCTTCTTGCTTTAAACGAAGTGCTGTATTACGAACCCACAATCCAATTGCTAATGCCATAATTAAATCATCATTATAACTTTTCATAGCTTCGGCTCTACCACCACTCCAAATAAAAGTAAACATTTCATCTATCAATCTTTGTGAACGAATTAGAATATCTTTATCTGTCATATAGGTGTCCAATGCTGATATAATTAATGGTCTAGTTTTTGAAGTCGTACTAAAACCTGCAATCATTTTCTTTTCGTCTCTATAAAATTTATTAGACATTTGTTTTTCAACATCAATATATTTTAAATCATTACTCATATAGAATAGATTTCCATATCCTCTATCTATAATAGTTTGTATAGTTGACCAACCAACATTTGAATTTTCTACTACTAAAAGTGCGTTATTCCATTCGGTTGCTACCGCTGTTAAAAAATTACCAAAATCTTTTGTTTCGATTTTACCTCTATATTCGGCAACTTGTGAACTATCTTCAATATCAATTACCTGAAATGTAGAATAATCCGAACCATCACCTCTAGCTACGTCGGCAACTACCATATAGTTTCGATTGTAGTTAGGATGTTCCCATTTCCAATAGTTACCATCAAATCCAACTTTTTCGACAGGGTCCATCACATATGTATCTTTATACCACATTAGTAATTCAGGGTCAATGACGGTATCACCGGAACCAACAAAGTCACAATCACATTCTTGTGCCGCTCCTTTAACTCCTAAAATACGAGTTTGTTCATCTCTCCATGCCTGATTTCTTTCTGGATGAACAGTCCAATGAAGATTGATACAATTGAAACCATTACTTCCACTTTCCCCTTCTACCCACATTTTATGGAACCAGTTACCCACACCATTTGGAGTAGATAATACAATTGCAGAACCACCCGTTGATAATGTAGATTGTGCTGATAACCAAATTTCATCAATATCTCTAATGAACGCCGCCTCATCCACAACTAATAGGGATAGGGCTTCAGAACGTCCTGCATCTGGAGAAGATGCGATTGCTTTTACTTGTGAACCATTTTTTAATTTAAGAGAAAGTTTATTATCTTCTACCGAACTATTACTACCATCTCTTAACCAAATAGGAAGTAAGTCGTGCATAACTCTTACTTTCTCTACCAGATTCTTTGCTACAGTCACTTTTGTTGCAATAACCAATGCGTTAAAATCTTGATTAAACAACATCTTCCAAAGTATAAATCCCGCAGAAAGAGTTGATAACCCTAACTGACGAGATTTAAGAATAATATTAAAACGATTATCTTTGAAGTCTGTTAAACAATCTTCCTGGAAATGATAAAGGTGAAAGGGTATTTTTCCTCTCACCGGATGCTGAATTATACAATATTTTTTCATAAAATATATCGGGTCTCCCGCACATTTACGAAATTCTTCAGCTATTATCTCTTTTAATGACTTTTTAGGTTGCCCTTGAACAGACATTATTTTTTAAATTTTATTTTCCAATATACACCACCACCGATATATGGAGATAATGTTCCGTTAGTTCCATCGGTTACTCTATTAGAAATACCAACACCCAAATTATAGATTTTATCTTTTTTAGTTTTGATTAATAATCCTGCACCTAAATTTGAAACCACATCTGCTTTATTAAATCCACCAGTTAATCCATAATATACTTGAGTTTTAGGTAATTCTTTAACAATTAAAGTTTCTTTAATTTCTCTTTGCTTTACTTTTGCGTTGAAGGTTCTACCTAAAATTTTGTTTTTTGTAATTGTATCTATAAGAGAAACTTCACCTAAACTATCTGGTAAATGTAATGTATCTTTGTAGATATATTTTGCTAAATAATCATGTAATAATGCCGCTGTGTCCACATCAACTAGTCTAATTGCCGTATCATGTAGAATTACTTCATGTATAATATCTGCTCCTTTTTTAGTTAAAGTTTTTGTTTTTACAACTTCGACAGTGTCTATTTCATGTTTAATAACTTCGTATTTTTTTCCATCAATTTTAATGGTTCTTCCTGGCATTTTACCACCTGGATTAAAATACTCTAATAAAATAATTGCAATTAAAACTGCAATTGCAATGTTTTTTAAATTTAATAATTTTTTCATAATTAATTTTTTATCAATTCTGGATGATTTAATTCACGTAACTTATTTTCTAATGCCAACTTACGTTCTATCAATGTTTCAATAGCATCGTAAGCACCATCAATATCTTTTTTCACATCTTTTTTAACTTGTTCTATATCCACTTTCCATTCCCACTTTTCTAATTTACCATCTTCGGTAATGGTTTCAAAATGAGATTTTATACCTGCCAAACTTTCTTCCATTTTAACTTTCATATCTCTAACATATGCTAGTTTATTTAAAGTTATTTTATAATCTTCATAAAATGGATATGTTCCATCTTGTTGAAGTTCTCTTTCTTTTTTAGCTAAACAAACAATACATAATCCAGTTCTACGAATTAATTTTTTATCCGCATTGCTGTATTTATCTGTTTTACAATCTACTCCATGACATGTGTTCATTTTTTGTAAAAAATCCCTCACATCATCCATTTGAGAAACTGCTATTTTAAAACCTTCTTTCTGTTCCCATTCCTTTCCATCACTATCCGTCCACCTATCACCTACTTCTCTTTTTGTTTCCGTTTCCTTTTCATAACCAAATACTCTTTGTGTATTATCTTCTCTACCAAAGACGGTATCTATAATAAGTTTACGAGATTTATGAATATTTTTATTTTTCTCATCAAAACTTTTTCTTTTTGCCATACTACTATGTTTAAATAACTAATTGTTTATACTATATATATCAATTTTATTCGTAAAAAATACCAAGTATTTGATTTAGAGGTGCAAATGTACCAGTAAGTTTATATGTGTTACCATTATAAAAAAATACTAATCCTTCATTTGCAACTATTTTATCAATACCACCCAATTGATTTAATCTATTTAATTCTTGTTTTAATTTTTGTATTTGGGCCGGACTTCCAGAATCTCTTACCTGACTTGCAACTGATTTTAATTTCTCTTTCATTGAACGAATGGCTTTATCTGGATGAACAGTCAATACACTTCCAACAAATTCTAATACATCTGCACCAACTCCTAAAAATATTTCTTCAAATGGTTTGATATTTTCTTTTTGTTGTTTTATAACATTTACTTTATCGTTTTCAACCGCCCAATCCTGTAATTTAGGATTTGATATTGTATTTAAACGAAATGATTTATCTCCAAACGCCCATCTTCTAACTAATGATTCTTTTGTCATTTTATCAACCTTTGATGGTGCTTTTGTATCAATAAAATTTTCCCACCAAGTTTGATGATATACTGAAACATTATCACTATCTTTTAAACCAAATTCATTTTGTACTTTATTTAATTTTGAAAGATATTTTCCTTTTTTAGATGCCAAATCTGATGATTTTGGTATTTCAGTTACCGGCGGGCCTTGAATTGTATATTTAGATTGAACATCTGCATTAACTTGTTTAATCATACCAGCTAATGTTCTTGCTGTACCCTGGTCTGCACCAATTGCGTTTCCTTTCTCATCATAACAAGTTGTATTATGAAATATTAATAAAGCTTGTCCGTAAGGAATAACATTTACCGATGTAGGCCAGATTACTTCCAAATTCATAAAACATTTTCCTTCGTTAAATATCTTTTTTCTTTGAGTTTCCGAAAGAGATTGTATTGCAGCTGATAAATCTCTCATAGCAAAATTATATGCATCAGTTAAACCACCTCTACCTGCAAACTTTGATGCAACATCTTCGATACCCATTGCATTTGCTCCAGCGTTTGCTAAATTTCCTTTATTTCTAGCTGCGATTAATCTACCACTTTTCCAACTTATTGCCAAAGCCTGTCCATCAGTTTTTTCTCTTACTACACCTAAATCTCCTTCTAATGCTTTTGTAATAATATCTTTTAAATCACCAAAAGTTAAATCCATATCATCAAATGGATGGCTCATATGACCATATGCACCACCTTCCATTAATAAACCTTCTTTAATAAAATCCGTTTCTACATAATCAACATCAGGAAGATTTTTAATTGTATATCTAATAGTTCTTTCTTCACCATCTTCATCTCCAAATATCGCATCTGCTGTTGGAAATTCGGTTTGTGTATATCCACCATTTGTATACCAATCTTCTTGTTTGTTTATACCATCTTGTCCGTCTAATACTCTTTTTTTACCTTTTGGAACATATCCACCGTCAGGTGAACCATCTTCGGATGTGTTTAAACTAACTTCTTTTAGATTTTTTTTTTCAAATAAATCTTCTATACCTAATCTTTTTTCAATTGATGTGATTTCTTCATATCCCATATCCCTTAAACTTCCAACTATTTCATCTCTATTTGGTTTTTTACTTCCACAAACTACTAAACTAACTTGTTTTTTAATGTTAGGTCCTCCTTTATCAAAATACTTTACAACATTTTTAAAATGGACATCTTTACTTCCCATTTCGTATATATTCTGCCCTTTCTTATCCATTCTAAATGTAGTTGCTACTTTACCATTTATTGTTGGCATTCCATGGTCATCTTTTCCAAAATCCTTAACAACAACTTTTTTGTTTTTAAATTTTCCCATTAAGACGGTATCTCCCTTATCAACATCTACATTAATATCTTCCACCTTTTGATATCCACCTTTGCCATCAAAATCAATCGTATCATCATCTGCTTTTATTCCTATATCGAATTTGTGATTATTTGTAAAATCCTTATCCGCCTTACTTACAGGTACGTGATTATATGCTGTGTGTGCTTCTTGATAAATTTGTTTATTAACTCTACCATATTCTCTCATTAGAATTCCTGCAACTGCATGTGCTTGATTTTCTATTGGTGAACCATCCGCTCCATCTTTATTAACATTTCTAACTAATCCCATTTCATCTTGCTTTCTATGAACCATTTCATGTGCAAGAGTTCTACAAATATCAGCGGTTAATCTACCTTCGATTGCTACATATATAGATTTATCATCTGGATTATACCCACCTAAACTTGTTTTTACTTCTGCAAAATCTCTACCTGTAATTAAATTAACTTTTGGCGTTTCTTTTAATTTTAATCGTTTAGTTGCAAATTCTACAAAATGTTGAATTGAATTTTGTTTAGTTTCTGAAATGTTTTCATTTAATCCTTTTGTAATATTTTGTAATTTTGAAACTTCTTTTTGTTTTTTATAAGATTCTAATGTTTTTAATAATTGTTGAGGATTTGGTTCAAATGTTTCCATTTTTTTAACAACATCTGCAACTAATTTTATAAACATATCACCATGTGCCTTTGTTTCATCCATTTCTTCCATTAATCCCATACCTTTAAGCGCCATATGTCCTAACCCAGCAACGCCTGCACCAACTTGTGCTTCGACATGTCCCTCACCCGCTGCCAATCCAACTGCTTCTAGTCCGCAATGTTTTGCGAAATCAATCGCTGCATGTGCTGAAAATCCACCAACGCTTGATACCGAATGAGCTGCACCATGAGTCGCAGCGTGGATAATACCACCAATACCCTTTCCAGCTACTGCTGCTCCACTTGCTCCTGCAATTGCTGCACCTACTACAACCGATGCCCCTATTACCGCTACATCTTTAAGAGTTGAAATACACGCTTTTCTTTGTCTTTTTTCCTCATGCTCACTATATTTGTATTGTCCATCTTTATCTTTAAACCAACCAAATTGTGGTTTACCGGTATACATTGTTGATAATGCCAAAGATTTTAGGCCTCTACCTGTATTTTTTAGTTGGTGGTATTTTTGTTTTACAACTTCATATACTTTTTCTGCTATATTTTTTGGAAGATTTGAAATAAAATCACCAATTTTTTGAGTCCACTCTTTTCTTGTTTCGGAATGTGGGTTGGTTGTTTCGTGTACTTCATGTTGTTCTTCTTCTGAAAAATCTTTGATTATATCTTCACATTTTCTTTTTGCTTCTTTAGCTATTTCTGCAGCCTTTTCTTTAATTTTATCTATATTAGATTTTTCAGCATCGGATTTTAATTCACCACCTCCTAATTTTTGTTCAGGTGGGGGGCCTTGTTCTTGTCCTTTTTCTCCAGGAGCAGATGTTCCAGTTTCCTTATCTATTTTCCCTTGTTGTGTTTGACCTTTTTTTGTTGGTTGGCCAGGTTCAGCTGGTTTTGCTGCTTGAGTTGCTGCTTTTCCAGGTTGTTCTTTTGGTTTTGGTTCATTTGCCGGTGCATCCGATGGTCCAACTATTTTTGCTGCTTGAATATGTGCAGGATGTTCTTTTGGTAATCTTAAAGCATCTCTAGCTTTAATTTTAGTTGATTTTCCTTTTGAATTTGTATATGTTATATCTCTATCTAATGCTTTATTAGGTGCTTCACCAAAATATTGTTTAGCAAATTCTTCAAACATTTCATTTGTAATATATCTTTCTACTATTTCTGAAATAGGGTCATATGGTTCATTCTTTTTATGCCAATCTGGTTCATCTGATGGATGCTCCGTTTCATGTCTTGTAGGATGTGGTTCTGGTCTCATTTTTGATGAAGGTTGTGTATTATTTGTTTCATCTACTGAACCTGTTGGAGCTCCGTTAATATATCCACCTGGTAAATCTAATCCAACTCCTATACCACCTGGAAATCCTTCATTTAATTTTGATGTTATCATTTTAAAAATATCTTTATCGAATTTTGGATACGCTTTAAGAAAAAACTTTTTAGCTTTTTCTTTATCATCACTTCCCAATCCTTTTCTAACTTGTGTCCCACTTATTGGATTTTCTTCTCCAGGTATTGGATATGTGTAACCAATTTCATCATAACCATATCCGGCTTTCCCGTTATATGGTTTAAAATATTTACCATTTAATCTATCAGCATCCTTTTCACCTACGGCAGCAATATATTGTGTATCTTTGCCATCAAATTTTTTAAGTAGTTCCATAGGTCTGTATGGATTGCTAACTTTTACAAATTTAGTCGATGGTACTCCAAACATTTTAGTTGCAATTTCTTTCTTTTCATTAAATGAAAATGGAGATTTATCCGAAGATGTATCATTCGATGTTGCAATATAAACATTACCGGAACCAAATTCAGATACTAAATGTTGATATGCAGCATAGTGTCCTTTATGAAAAGGCTGAAATCTACCCGCATAAACAACTATTGTTTTAGTTACTTTTGGTTTGTTTGCTTCATTTATTAAATTCATAACTATAAATATCTCTAAATCAAAGTATTTTCACCTTGTAACAAAAAGTTAATCATTTTTGATTGTTCGTGTTGATGCTTTTTTGAAAAAGAAAGAAAATGTTCCTGATTATACAAACAAATTTCTTTAACATTTCTTAAAAATTCATCTTTTTCATCTTTTGGTTTATTATGAAATTTCATTATTTCATGTATTACTTTATACATTCTATTTGAATCTTTTACTTCCGTATCATAACTTTCATCAATAAATCCATCAAATGTTTTAAATCCCAAAGAACGAATATATTCCAATGATTTTGCAGGTCCTAATAATATAAATGGTTGACAATGGCCAATGGGTTTCCATATTTTTTCAGAAAGATATCCAGTAGCAAATTCTTTTTCTTCGTGACCATGTGATGTTTGAAAAAATATAGATTCAGTAACAATACTCATATATGAATTTAAATATATATCTTTATTTTCAAACCCATATCCAGCTATTTTTGTTAAATCATCAATATCCAAATGATTCGATGTATTTTTTACTAAATCTATAAACGAATCATCATCAAACATATATCTATGCTCATCTATAAGTTGTTGTGAATAAAACTTTTTATCCCAAGAAACTAAAAAATTATCTAACCCAGCTCTCCATAAATCATACAATACTTTTATTCTATGCGGTTTCCAATGTCTACAAAGAAATAAAAAATCTTTTTTATCTTTACCAATTGAATCTATAAATTCTTCCGGTGTAACTACTGAATTTTTTGTATTCCCTATTTTTCCAACCTGTGGTTCATCATTATTATTCCAATATGAAAAATCTGGATTTGTTAATGTATTTAAAAATTCTTGAGATTTTGCTATTAATGCTTGATTATAATCCAATACTTTTATATTTCTTCCTAATTTTTCAATATTCTTTTTTAATTTAAAATCTTGAAAAATAAAATAAACTTTTTCATCTGGTATTTCATTCTTATCAATAAAGTTAAATATTTTTTCAAAATTTTCTTTATTAACACCTAATCCACCATCTATAAAATAACTTATAACTAAATTTCCATCATAATTTTTAATTTCTTCAATTGCAGTTTTAGAAACAAATTCTAATGCCAATTGAGAATGTATTGAGCTTCCGATTCCAAAAAACTTTTCAAAATTACCAAATGGTTCTACCACATAAAACCATTTTTTTCTTATTCCTTTTTTTTCTCTATCTTTTATTATTTCAAATATAGACTTTCTATTAGTATATTCTGATAAATAATTACTATTATAAACCGCCCAATCATCTCCCCATCTTTCTCTAAAATACGGACCAGATTGGTCAAATTTAAAATCAGATGCTCTTGCAATTGAACCTAAAAATTTAGGATTTAAACAATTTGGTTGTTCTCCATTATGTGTTACCACATCATAACCAAATATTAATTGTTCTATCATATTATAATAATTTATTTTTTAAAGTATATTTTGATAAAAATTCAGAAAGAATTTCTTTTACAAATTTTTTATTTAATCTAGATGAAACATGTCCTAAATACCATCTATTATCCATTTCATATTTTATTTCTTCTAATGTTTTATCATGATGTTCCATAAATAAAATATCCGCATATACTGATTTATTCATATCTAATGGTCTATTTGGATATGTTTTTAAATTAGAAACATCCCAATTTCGAATCGCCCATTCAATTATACCACCATGTTTTGTAATACCATCTTCTTTATAAAACCAATGATTTGACCAATCTATCATATCTATTAAATTTTTAACATATGGTGTATCTGAATAGTCATATAAATTATCCAATTCCCAAGTATTTGGTATAAATTTTTTATCCAATACTGATTCTGAAAATTTATCTTTATCAGTTTCTCTATAATTTGGAAATCCCATTCCCCAATCTTTTGTGTAACTTTTAGAAAAATTATTTTGAATATCAAAAGTTTTATATTCTATACCTTTTAATTTTAAATAATTTTGAAGTTTTAACATTGCTTCAAAATGATATATTAAACAATTATCATTTGATAGAATGTATTTTATAAAATATGGTAAAAATTCTTTTATTTTGTTATCAACATGTCCAACACCATATCCTCCGGTTAAAAACCAATATCCATATTGACCATTGTATTCTTTTTCTTCAATCCAATCCGATATATGTGCCAATCCTTTTAAATCTATACCAAATTCATCTATTTTTTCATTTGATATAAAAAAAGCTTGTCTTGAAAAATTTGACCATTGGGCTATCACAGAAATATCTTCTGCTAATACTCCTTTTTTTAATAACTTTTCTACTCCGTATATTATTGAATTTGCTATTGTGTGATTATCATTTGTTGCACTTCCATAATTTAAAACATTTACATTATATAAATTTTCAATCCAATGTGGCCATCTCCACATTTCTATAAAATCATTTTGAAAATCAGAACAAGTACCTTCGGTATTGCATCTATATTCTTGACGTGTAAAAGAACATCCACTTGTTATTAAATATTTCATTTATTAAGCAGTTTCGTATATTTTTTTTATTGAATTTGGATATATTTCATTTGTCAATATATTGAAATTATCTTTTGAATAATTATTATAATCTTCTTTAAATTGTTTTAATTCTCTTTTTGATAAAGACATTACTTTTTTAGTAAAATTTTTAATGCCATCCATTCTTTCAGAATCATTTGCTATATCATTATATGAATGATTCCAAAAATCATATCTATATTTTAATCCCATATTTTCTAGCATTGATATAGTGTTAACCTTTGAAATCATAATAAATGGGTGACCCATTAAAGTTGGTTTCATTGTTTTTTCTGAAATATTATTCCAATTTAAAAAGGTATCTGCTGTACCTCTGGACCTTTCCGTATGGTAAAACCTAGTTTCGGCTACAATATCAAAATAAGAATCTAAATAAGAAACAAAATTATAAGCGTTATTTCTTTCTCTATATTTTTCATAATTTTCATAATCATTTAAATGCGGCAATTCTTTTAATATTTTCATATTATTATATTCCTCTCTAAATGCAACAGGTATAAAATCATCAAATAAAGTTGGCTCATAATCAGGACCAGTTGATGCCCATATAAAATCTTTTATATAATCATTTTCATATAAAAATTCTAAAAATTGTAGTTTATGTATTCTAGTATGGCCTGCATAAAACATACCTTTAAATTTCCTTAAAACTTTATTAGAGGCCATTTCAACTTTTTTAAAAGCTAAAATGTTTTGAGGAATTATACTAGTTGGTTGGATATAATGAAACATCAATTCTTCAAACCATAATTGATTATCTCTATTTTTAATTAAATTTTTAGATATCACATAATTTTCAACCTTAATCAAATCGCATAATTGGTCTATATGTTTTTGATTAATTTCTTGATTATCATATGTTGAAAAATCAAAAAAAACATTTTTTAATGATATTGATTTTATAAACGAATTTAAAAAATCATGCATACCCATTTCTGGAGAATCAAACGATTCAAAAGAAATAAATAAAGATGTATTTAAATCTATTGAGTCTAAATTTACTAATTCAAATTTAGTAAATAAATCAAAAGATTTAATAAGCTCATTAAAATTGGATTCAAATGAACCGGGTATTATTTTATATCGTTCTAAACTATTTGTTTTTTTTAGATGTACAAAACAAAATTTTTTCATAATTAAAACGATTTATATACAAACGGGTCTCTTTTTTTAAGTTCTTCTAATTTTTTTTTAATCCTCTTTTTGGTTTTATAATCATCGTATTTCTTAACAAAAAAAGAAATTATAGGGATTTTTTTTAATAATTTTTTCATATTTTTTAATTTTTATAATATAATTCAGGATATTCAACTAATAAATGAACACCACCTTCTTTTAATGCATATTTATATGCTAATTCTATATCTTGCCAACTTTTTAAATCGTGAAATTCAATATTTTTACAACTTGATTTAAATTCTTCAAAATAATTTCCTTTATGTTGGTGACCTGGGTCTAATGGGGTATCACTACCTTTACCTAATCTAATAATTAAGTTTAATTTTTTTCCAGTCATTAATTCAAATTTATCAACGTGATTTATTAGTTGATTTGCCGCTGATACTATGAAATCCCATCTAGGATAAAATGTAACAACTCTTTTACCAGTTATTGCCAATCCTAAACTCATACCCATTTGAGTTTCTTCCATTACAGGTACTTCAATCATTTTTTCTTTTGGTACTTCTCCCAAAGTTGTACTCATTGGATTTCCTGCATAAACAATTTGTTGTCCTATAAAAATTGTATCTTCTAATTTTGCTAACTCCGTCATTGCATTTGTTAATGCATCTTTATATGGAGAATATTGTGGTGTGCTCATAATTAATTAAATAAGTGATGAAAATTGTGATTTACATATTTTAAATTATGTATTTTTTTTACTTCTGTCATAAAATCTCTAAATAAAATATTTGTTGGATTAAATACCTGCAATTCTTCTAAATAGTCTGCGGAAAAGGTTCCCCAATCTACTATCTGTCTATAATTTAAAGTTATACCCCATTTAAATTTGGAATCTTTAAATATGTCAGTTATTAGTTCATAAAACATAAACATTTCTTTGTAATTATGTTTGCTAACTACCATTGAACATACAAACTCTTCTATTATATGGTCTTGTGTTGCTAAAAATTTTAAATTTTCTATCAACCTATCCCATTGTCCATTCCATCTAGTTTTCTTTTCGTATGTTTCTTTTGTAGCAGCATCTATACTAATTTCAATTGTTTTTATGTATGGAGTTGCTTTCATTTTTTTCCACAAAGGTTCATCTAATAAATTTCCGTTTGTTATTATTTGCAATTGTTCTAATTTTGGATATTTTGTTATATCAAAATTTATTAAATAATCTCTATAAATTTTTGAATAAAATGGGTCACCACTTCCGGTAACCATAATTCTTTTTAATCCACTTGCAAAATTATCTTCTATTGATTTTAGTAAATGTAATTTTGATTTATGTTCAGGTGATTCCAAATCATCATTTGGTATTAAACTAACTCTACAAGAAGGACATCTTAAATTACAACTCCTATCAAATCCAAAGAGTATCTCTTCTGGAGGTGTTTTGAAATTAATTATATCTTCTTCGGTATGTATATTATAAACTTCTCTAAACTCTTCTATTTCTCTAAACAAATATGGTTTTCTCCCTGTGTTTATTAATTCGTTTAGTCTTGGACATATAGTGTGGTTACAATATTTGTATGTGCCATCCATAACCGATTTACGAATATTTTGAGCAGGCTCCGATGTCCAATTTCTCATAACATCATCACTTTCATTTACAGGAAACCAATTTTCTTTTCCATTTTCGTCTACTCTAATACTTTGAGGTGCCCATGATGGACAGCATATGAATTGAGATGACCATTGTACATCACTATACATAAATGGCATCTCACACACATATTTTTTTAATATTTCCTCTTTATTATCCATTATGGTTTTGAGTTTGGATTGAATTCATTTTTATGAGTTTTATACCATTGTAAAGCGTTTTCTAAACCAGTTTTTAAATCGTATTTTGGTTTCCAACCTAACTTACGCAACTTCTCATTAGAAAGTAATCTAACGGGTATCATTGGAGCTTTGTTACTTACATACTCAATTGGGTTATTATTATTCTCAACCTCTTTAATGGTGTTTAAAACTTCATTAACACTATATCCACTACCATAACACACATTATAGATATCGTAAGTATCTACATTTTCTGCAACACATATAAACCCACTAACCATATCATCTACATGGATTACATCTCTAACTTCACTACCATCTCCCCATACTGGTATTGGATTTAAATTATCTGCTACTTTACGAATATTTGCAGGAGTAACGTGACACTTTTCGTAATCGTATTTATCATTTGGACCAAATGCGTTTGAAGGTCTAATAATTACACATTGCATTGGATTATGAATATGATTTGATAAAAAATCACAAAGTGTTTCACCATATCTTTTCATATTACCTACCGCTTTATATACCGGAAATATGTTAGGTGTTTGGCAATTTTCATCCTCATAACAATACTCACTACCCAAATCAGGATAGACAGTATTTGAAGAAATATACATAAATTTACGAACTTTGTTTTTCCAAGCTTGTTCCATTAGATTTACATTCATTTCCACATTTGCCGTAACGTGTAATAAAGGATTAACTTTGGTATCTAACGCATTTGATGTGTTTGCTGCACAATGAAAAATTACGTCAACATTTTCTGTAACTTTATTACAAAACTCTGCAGTTTGTAAATCTCCTTTTAAATGTTCTACATTTTCCCAACCCTTGAAATCTTCTCTTAAACCTCTACCAAAGGTAATTGCACGGATATTAGTATATCCTTGCTCCCATAGGGATTTAATTAATCGTGAACCAATAAATCCACTTGCTCCTGTAACTAAAATTTTGTCTGTTTTTTTCATATTTTTTATTTGAATATATCCCAATTTAAAACTACATCATTTACAAATTTTCTTGTTAAAATGGATGATGTGTGTCCATACCAACTTTTTTCTAAATATTTTTTTTGTCCATCAATATCCAATCCATTCATTTCTCTCCATATAACTTTTGGTAAATTATAATTACCATCATCCAAATTGTAATCAAAGTTTCTAATACTCCATTCAATTAGACCTCCAAACGAAGATACGGAATTTTCTTCAAAAAACCAAAAGTATTTTTCAAAATTAATTCTATCTGAATACATTTTTACATATGGGTTATTTTCTAATATAGTAGGTTGTTTCCACGTATTTTGTATTTTTCTTTGCTCTATCATTTGTTGATATGGTGTTCCAAATTTAGGATTATCCCAAGTATCGTATGGTGGAGTTCGTGTATCTAATGCATTTTTAGAAAAATTATTATTCATATTAAATGAATAAAATTTTGTAACTCCAACTTTTTCTAACCAACTTAATAAACCAACCAAAGAATCAAACCAATCTATATATCGTTCTTCTTTTGACATTACAGCATCTAAATAGTGAGCAGCAAATTCGTCTACTTTTCCAGGATGTTCGGTTAAATTATATCCACCTGTTAAATAATAATATCCATGTTGATAACAATAATCTTTTTCACCAAATTTAATAAAATCATTAGTATGTGGGTGTGAATCATTTTTTTCCAACCATAATTTTGTTAAATCATTTTTTGGGTTTTCAACATATTTTGATGGTGAAATAAAAAATGAATTTCTAGTCAATGTTGTCCATTGCGCAACAACTATTATATCTTTTGGATTAATTTTCTGATTATAAATTAAATCACTTACTTTATAAAATATTGAACGACATATTGTTTTGTTGTCATTTGTAATTGTTCCATAATTATGAAATTCAGCATCTTTACCCAATGTTCTCCATAACCAATGAAACCAAGTATAATCTTCTTTTACATCATTTTTCCATCTATCTTCTTTTTCTGGTAAAGATATATTAACTCTATAATTGTGAGTAAATGAACAACCAGATGTAACTATATGTAATTTATTTTCCACAATAAAAATTATATGTTTTTTGTAATGCTTCTTTAAATCCTAATTTTGGTAATAGTGATAATGCTTTTTGTTTTGTAGTATCCATCTGTCTTCTCATATCACCATTTGGTTTTGTAGTATCCCAATTTATAGATATATCTTTACCACTAATTTTAATCAATTCTTCAATCATAGATTTAATAGTAATTTCTTCTCCTGCACCAAAATTTACTGTCGTATGCATTCTCATTTCATATAACTGAATAATGGCATCTGCCACATCTCCAGCATATACAAAATCTCTAATTGGTGTACCATCACCCCATGCTTCAATTGAATCAATTGCTTCATATATTTTTTTACATTGAGTTGCAATGACCGTACCATTTCCACTAAAATCATCATACTCACCAAATATGTTTGCCGGTCTTATTATTGCCCAACGAAGATAATTATGTTGAACTTTATATGCTTCTAATAAAATTTCACCCATTCTCTTACTCCAACTTGGAAACCAATCTGCTTCTGACGGTAGGGTTTTCCAAACACTTTCTTCTTCAAATTTTTCTGCAGGTGCATATACACCAACCGAACTTACAAATACTAACCAAATGTTATTTTTTGCACATTGATTAATAATCTCAGTATTAATTTTAAATGAAGGATATAAAAAATCAACTGGATTATTTTTTGCTCTTAATGGAGAGCCTTTAATACCAAATGTATTAAATACGGCATCAGGTGTTTCATAAAAGAAAAGATTTTTAACATTATCTTCTATTGTTAAATCCATTTGATAAAATGTAAAATTATCCGACTTTGGTAAGTTTTCTGAATATTTTAAATCGACACCGATTACATTATATCCTTTTTCTAAGGATTTTTTTACTAAATGGATTCCTACTAATCCACTACATCCAGTTATAATAACTTTCTTCCTTCTATTTGCATTTGTCTCTTTACCCATTCTTTTTCTATTTTTTCTAAATTATCTTTAAACATTATTTTATCTGCAAAAGATATTAAATGTTTTCTATTATGTATTAATTTTTCTTTTATTGAAATATACCAGTTATGTAAATCTTCTAATGGTAAATTAGATATTCTTTCTATTTCACTACAAACTTTTAAATATCTTTCTTCATTGTTTTCTATTTCATCATAACTTTCATCAATAAGCCCATCAAAAGTTTCAAATCCCAATGATTTTAAATATTTTAAATAGCCGTATGCACCAAATACTATAAATGGTTGCAATACTGCCATAGGATTGCATATTTTTTCGGTAAGAAATATATCTTTTTCAAAATTAGTTTCTGTAACAATGTATATGTAAGAATCTAAATAAATTTCTTTTTTATAGGCTTTTGCAACTTCAAATGATTCTTTATCTTCTGAGTGTTGGGTATCAACTTCTATTGGTAATTTATTTGAAAATGTTTTTTCTGCTTCTATAATTTCTAAATCAAATTTTTCATTTCCTGTTTTATATAGTGTTTTATTTTCCGATTTTTTAAGAAAACTTGCATATATTTTATCCCACATATTTTTACTTTCTAAAAAACAACCAAATGTATATCTAAAAGGCTTTTGAGAATTTCTATTTAAACATACAAAATGTTTGTTTCTTTTTGTATCAATTTCATCTTCTTTAATAAATGTAGTTTCGTATCCAAGAGTATTATTCGGTTTATATTGTAATTCTTTTATTTTTTTAGCAGTTGATATCAAAATACTATCTTCAAATAAAAAAGTATACCCAATATCTTTTATTTCTGGAAGTAATTCAAATAAATTTGAAGTTCCAACAAAAAATATAAAATGAGAAGGATGTAATCCAATAGATTGTATATCTTTATCAAATTTATTTATAAAATCTAAATCTGAAAATGGTTCATGTGAATAATTAATTACAAATTTTAATTTTTCCCACTTTGCCATTTGGATAGCTTTAAATGGTATATTTTTTATAAAAGATGTACTATATTTTTTTCCATTTGTAGAAATTTTATCTTCTTTTATTAAATTTCTGTGGTCACCATAAAGTTCTATTGGATAAAAATAAAATCCCAAAATATCAATATCTCCGTTTAAATAAACATAATCTTTTGGATGTTTTATTAAATTGTGATATAATTCCGAATGACAAGTATGCAACTCAAACTCTTGAGTATTGGCATTATAATTATATTCTTCGTTTGTATGATTATATTTCAAAAAAATTTCTCTATGCCATAAATTTGGATATGGTCGGTTTCTCATATAATCTTCTCTATCAAATGCAAATTTTATCATAAAATATTTTTTAAAAAGCTATCCACTTACCAGTCCCGTAATGTGGGAATTTTGATTTATATGTATAATATATTACATCCGATGGAACTTCTCTTTTTGTATTCCAAGTTGCTTCGGTTGGTGTATATGTTGATACTCCATTATCTTCTACCACAAATACAATTGGTAAATCAAAGTTTTTCGCATATTTGTGAACTTCATAGAATATACCACTTTCAAACGACATATCACCTAGAAACACAAATACTTTTTCATCACTACCTTTTTGTTTAATCCCCATTGCAACACCTAATGCAATTGATAGAGTACCTCCTACAATTGCTGATGCGTAAAATTTATCGTCTATATCACATAGTGTTATAGATTTACCATCCAATATAAGTGCTTCCGCGTAATCTGCTGAAATACCCTTTAATAACCAATGGTAATGAGAACGCCACGTACTAAATACCCAGTCATTTTCTGAAACTCGTTTGAATATCTCAACCAATTGTTCTTCGTTTCCATTTGATAAGTGTATTGGACCTCTGATTTTTCCTGCTTCCCAATGTTCAACAATTCTTTCTTCAAAACGAATAAGTTTTTCTGGTGTCCATCCAATATCTTTTCTAACTATTGGATATTGTTCTAAATTTTTAATCATTTGTTATATTTTTATATAAAAGTTCTGCTACATTTTTATGTCCATTTATTGAAAAATGGCCGTCATTTGAATCAATTTCATCGGAGATTCTTAATTTATTATTTTCTATATAATTTTTTAAATTTTTATGGCCTTGAAAATTAACAATATTAATATCTTCATTTTCTAATAAAAAATAATCATACAAAATGAAATATGGTTTAAATCCTTTAGATACTAAATAAGAATTTAATAAATATATTTCTTTTTTATCTATTGAACTTTGAACATTTTCATCAAATATGTTTAATACAAAATTTGAATAATAATCAAATAAAGGTTTAAATTCTTCATTATTGTTGTATGGACTATCGGAATATAAAACACTATTTAAATTATATTTAACACCATTCCACCAAATCGTTTTTCTTTGAGGCATGGTCAATTGTATTATTGCAATTTTATTTTTATATTCAGATAAATCCGTTTCATGTATATAATCGAATGTAGTTTGAAAAATATTTTCATTTGAATTACATGATTCTGATAAATTTATGTAATCACAATTACATTTTGTAGATAATACTTTTGAATATCTCAATTCTTCTCTTATTTCAAAATATTGTGGCTTTCGTTCAATAAGATTGTATCCATATTGATTTAAAATATAGGGGTCTTCCAGGCCTCCACCTTCGGTAAAACTACATCCATTAAATAAAATAAAATCTGGATTCATTATCTATCTCGTTTTTGTAATATTGGTTTATCGGTTGGCCATTCCATTTGATATTCAGGGTCGTTCCATTTAACCACACCCTGTTCATCAGCATCCACATAACCATCTTTGTAAAATAAATTATAATGAAACATACAATCGGTTAATGCGTAGTGGCCGTTTGCAAATCCTGGTGGAACTAATACTTGATTTCTATCTTTTTCACTTATAATAAAATTTTCCCACTCACCAAATGTAGGACTATTTTTTCTCATATCCAAAACAATTAGGTAAATATCTCCAACTGCTGCTTGTACTAATTTCCAAGTCTTATTATCGTAATGCAATCCTCTTAATACACCTTTATATGATTTTGAGAATCTACCATGAATACTAATCTCACTTTTATCATAATGAATTTGTGTCATCACAGGATGTTCTTCTGAATGAAAGGTTGTAAATATTTCACCTCTATATTCTCTATAAATTGATGGAGTGTATGTTGGCACTTCATACCCAAATTTTTTTGATGGAGTAATTTGAAACTCATCCCATTTATTACTCATATTATGTTTGATTTGCGTATCCCAAAGGAAAGCCATTTCTAAATTCTGAACCCATTTTTGGAACTATCATTTGATATGCCATTATAAGTTCGTTAATACCTCTATCTAAATTCCATTGTGGTCCCCAACCCGTTGATTCTAATTTATCGTTTGATACAATGTAGTTCCTCTTGTCCGGGTCCTCATAAAAATCATTATAAGATACTGCAAAATCTTTTACATGGGATTGTATTTTTTCTAATAACTCTTGTTTTGAAAGATTTGCATTACTCAAACCTACATTAAAAATTTCACCTTTATATTTGTCATAATGTTGAATCATAAAGCAAAAAGTAAATCCTACATCCTGTATGTGTATGAAATTTCTTTTAAATGTTTTTTCAAATACAACAATATATTTGTCTGTTATTGCCTTATAAACAAAATCGTTTACTAACAAGTCAGTTCTCATTCTTGGTGAAACTCCAAAGACAGTTGCCAATCTAAATACGATTGCATCCGTACAATTTCTTAAAAAGTTTTCCGCATCACATTTAGTTTGTCCGTAAACTGATATCGGTGTAAGTGGAGATTCTTCGGTACATTCTAATTGTCCGGTTCCTAAACCATAACCGCTATTTGTATTTGGATATAAAATCTTTTTACCCTTTCCGTTTGTGAATTTAACTATGTTTACTATTTGTTGAAAGTTTATTTCTTTTGCAAGTTTTGGGTCTTGTTGGCATGCAGGAAATCCTACAATAGCTGCTAATGGAATGATAATATCCGCCTCATTACAAAGTTTTTCTAATAAAGTTTCATTACGAACATCACCATGTATAAATTTAAATTTGGACTTTGAGGTATATTGTAATAAGGAAGTTTGATTGAATAATAATTTATCCAAAACAATAACCTCATAACTTTGTTCTAATAGTTTTCCAACTAATACTGAACCTAAATATCCTGCTCCACCGGTTATTAGTATTTTCATATTAAAAGAATAAATTTTCTAAATTTGCTTTTGATAAATAATTTCCATTATGAGATAATTCCCAAACTTTATATCTGTTTTTATTTTTAAAATCTAAGAAAAAAGCCAAATCTTTTCTATGTGGAAAATCTTTACTCAACACATCTAGTTCTTCTAAAAACGATTCTAAATAATTTTTATAATTTTCCGACAATTCTTTTAATTCTTCGTATGATAATTCTTTTTTTAATAAAAAAATCATATCAAATTCACATTCTAAATACATTGCAATAGATGGCACTTCAAAGTTTCCATTACCAAATTGATAAAATCCTCCACCACCCATTTCTCCAAATTTATATAATTGTTTTTCGTTATGATATTCCTTCGTATCAATGTGTTCACCATTTACATACAATGAAAATGATTTTTTATTTAAATCATCATTTATAACAGCAATTTCTATAAATTCATTTGCTTCTTCTCTTGTCAAATTTTTTGTTATCTGAACAAATGTACTATCTTTAAACCAATATGTAAACATCATTGTTATAATTTCATTATCATTTTGGTCTATAAATTTAACAAAGGATATACCAGAATGTTTACCACTTCTTGCAAATGCAAATCCTTCTTCATTTGGAATCATCCTATCCGGAAATATTTTAACTCGCATATACAATGAAAAATCTTCATCCATATATTTGTCAATTTTTCTATCACTAATATCATACCTACTTTCTGGTAAAATTATCCAAGGTTCGGCGTATCTTATAAGTAAACTCATTTTAATTATATTTTAATTGTTCCACAAAAATTATAAAATTCTTCTAATTCTGGGAATGTTTTTACAAAATTGGTTCCGCGTCTTTTATCATGTTCACTAAAAAATTGATAAAATCCATTTCTATTTTTCATTTGTTGAGTTGGGTCTTGTGGTGCAACCATCCAATCATGTATTCTTTTTAATTTTTGAACTTCAATATCAGAAAATCCAATATATTTTGGGTCAAAAATTGGAATAGCGTAGTATGTGATTAGTTTCGTTTGTTCTAATATTTTTTTAGAAAATTCATATGGTAACACCTGAACCGTCTGGTGTGTTGGGTATCTTAAATATGATGAATCTAAAAATACAGCAGAGTTCCAATATCTATCGTAACTACCATACATATCTTTTAAATTATAAACTTCTTTAATTAGTTTATTATAATTAAATAAACTCAAAGCGTTATAAGTAGACATGAATGTTATAATAACTCTCGGGCATTGGCTCATAATTTTATTTACATTATCCCAGAATCTATTGAATTCTAAACCATTTCTAATATATTCTGCCTGTTCTCCCCACGTATCAACTGATGTAAATATTACCAATTGTTTTACTCTGTTTCCATCTTCAATTTTTTTAATTTTTTCAATTAACTTATTAATCAATGCATCTGGTGCACCTAAATTTGAATTAATTGCTAATTTTAATTCTCTATTTGGATTTGGGTTTTCAATAATATAATCCAATACTCCCCATGTATCTTTTGATAACAAAGGTTCTCCACCAGTTATTCTAAAAGTATTTAGGTCTTTATATAAATCAGGCCACCACTTCCAAAACGCTTCGGTATATGGATTTAATTCAGAATGTTTTAAAGGCATCTTATGCTCATCAATCAAATATTGTAAATCATTAAATCTATCAGGCGTTGGATATGCACCATGCTCCTGTATTTCCTCCATCCATTGTGACGAGTATGCCGGTGAACAATATGAACATTTAAAATTACATGCATTACTAAATGCAACTTCAACATATTTTGGATTATAATCATCTCTCCAATCCAATGCTTTAATTTCTTGCATATATGGTCTGGACCAATCTTCTGATGATTTAAAAATTCTATCCGAAAATAAGTCCGAATTATCTTCTACTCCCCAACAATAATCACATTCAACTGGTCTAGAACCATTTAACATTTCTTTTCTACGAAGTTTTTTATATCTTGTATTGTGAAGTGCCGATGGGTTTCGTGCAATCTCTGCTGTTGATATAGCATGTGTACGAGGGTGGTGACATGAGTGGTTATGGCCTATTTGTAAAGATAAAGTTACCTGTGTCCATTTTGCTAAACACATTCCAGGTCCAACAGAATCTAATTCATTTTTTATACCAACATATAATGGATTCTGTTTTTCCAAATCCATTTTGTATTTTTCTGCCATATTATTTACATTTTACATTTATTAGGAAAGCGTTATTGATTCCTAAAATATTTTCTTTATTTAAATATTCATATTTTTCTTCTAAATTACTCATGCCATCATTTTTATAATTTATTTCACCTTGTTGCATTTGTAAAATATATCTTCTTTCATTTGCAGCTGTTGTTTCACCCTTTGCCCATTTATCTATACCACCAACACTAATTAATCCTTCGGTTTGATGTGGTAAACATAAAAATTTACCATCTCTTCTATATGGTAAAGATGTTGATGGTATTTTTATTTCTTGCTCAACAAATTCTACATTTTTAGAAAAAGTTTTATGCATTAAATATGAATTATCCTTTATAACTTTATTAAAATTTAAATTTAAAATAAAATTTTTATTATTAATATCGTTATTTAATGAATCTAATATTTCTTCCTGTGTCAGACATTTATTCCACATTTTAATTTTAGAAACAAATCCTTTGAACCATTTATTAGGATTTCCATTTTCCCAAGACGGAGTATGCCCTATATAAAATGGCTCAGCTCCATATCTTTTCAAATCATTATCATAATCAATTGGTGACTGTGTGCCTGTGCCATTTCTTGCCTCACTTTCATTTCCATTTAAATAAAGATGCATTTTTTTATTTTTTACATCAACTGACATAGTTACCCAAGTCCATTCACCTTCATACCTCTTCATCCATTGATATATGTGATTTTTTTTTGAATCCCACATCATAGCAGTATAAGCTCTACTATTATTAAATGAAATGCCCCAGTCAAATCCAGGCTTTCTAAATATTGGATATTCCACAAATATTCTTTCATTATCACCTATTAAATAAATTGGTGCCTTTTCTATTTGTTGTTCTGCTTTTACTAATATTGAAATTGTATGATTTTCATTTAAACATCCCCTTAATTGAGATGATGGTAATAATTGTGTAACCGAATCAATTCCATTATATTTAGCTACATTTTCAATTTTTGGTTCATCTATATATTTTTTATCAGTATACCCTTCTAATTGACATCTCCAAAAAAGGTCATCATCTTCCATACCCCAATCCCAATAATCATTTGAATAACCATTGGTTTTTTCTACTTGTTCCTTTGTAAACAATACGGCGCCACCAAAATACTCCTCATATTTGAGGTTATAATCCGATTGTGATATTCTTACTGCCAAATGTTTTGGGTTCTCAGGATTGTAACTATAATCACAGGATTCATCTTCAGGTACCATATCAATATCGTGCCAAACAATATAATCACACCCATCATCAAATGCAGCTTTAGCAGCAACATTTTTCATTAAACCTCTATTGAATAATTTATCATCACATTGGTGTCCTAAATAGATAGCATGTTCGATTCCCCTATCATTCAAAAATTTATGAATGTGAGGAACAAACTGGTTCATATGTTCCTCTCTATTTCTATATGGTACACAAACTCCTAATTTCATTATAATAATACTGATATAAAATGATAATTATCCTTATCTACATTTGTTAATTCTCTATATTTACAGGTACTTAATCCGTCTTTTTCATTTTCCAAAATATCATTTGCAATATTACTAAAAAATTTTACTTGATTTATTCGTGTTCCCTTTTCTTTCCAAACACCGTCTACATATCCATTCTCTTTATGTGGTACTAATTTGAATAATGATTTTCTTCTTTTAGGAATTATAATTTCTTCTTCTTTTATGTTTTGAATTTCAACTAAATGACAATTATTTATAATACCATCATTGCCATTCATAGATAAATCAAATAAAATTTCATTTTTAATTAAATTAAAATCGTAATAACATAATAATTTATCAGCTGATTTATATTTTTTGAAATTAGTTGTCAATGGTATTAATGTATTATCATTTAATGTTTGAATTTCTAAATCAGAAAGTATTCCATCATATATTGCAAAATCAGTTATTGTTCCTTTAAAAAAATTTGGATTTTCTGTTCTTATTGGATTACCACAACCAATATAAAACGATTCTTCGTCTGGATGATTATATATGTTTGACAATCTAAATTTTTCAATACCATCTTCTAAATGATGAAATCCAATTTGTTTTTCTTCTACAAATTTTCCATCTTGGTACATTGATATTTTTTTGTTTTTAAAATCTAAACAAAAAACAATTGTAGTGTATATGTTTGTAGTAATATCGGTTGTTATGGATTGGGGTTCTAATTTTTCGGACCAGGCTTCTACTTTATATCGTTTAAATGAATTATAAGTTATATTTAAATCATATCCAGGAATAGAAAATATAGTAAAATCGTCGTATTCTTTATTTGGATTTAATATAATATCATCCGATTTAAATGAAACGCTAATTGTTTTATTAGTTTTAAAATCAAAAATTTCTTTTAATTTATTACACTCAACAAATGAACTCTTTCCATTAAAATACATTCCTTTTTTATTAATGATATTTTTTGCAATAGATTTTTTTTCACAACCTATGTTGTATTTTTTACATCTATATAATAAATCATCATCCTCGAATCCCCAGCCCCAATACTCATTGGAGTATCCATTTATTCTTTCAAAATCTTCAACAGGAAACATAGTTACTCCTCCAAAATATTCATCAAATATAATTCTTTTAATATTTGGATTGAATTCAAAATTGGTAGCCAAATGTACAGGATGATTTGGATATGAATAATCCGCTTTTACGGGTAGCATATCTACGTCATGAAATACAACATAATTGCATCCCAATTTTTTAGCATTATCAAAACCAATATTTAATAGTTTTCCTCTATTAAATGGTTTATCATCTGCTTGTTCAACTACTATTAATTCAAAATTAATATTTTTTGAATTTAAAAATTCAGTTATTTCTTTTTTGAATAATTTTAATTGAGATTCTCTTTTTTTATATGGAACTATTATTCCTAATTTCATTATTTTTCAGAATCTTTTTTAGGTCTACCTACAATTTCTTTTACTGCTGCAGGTGAAGAAGTGGTTAACGCTTCTAAATTATCTGCAATTGCTTTTGAATTATTATGAAACTCATATAGATAATATTGTAATCTATCACTCCAATCTTGTTTTTCAATTTCTTCAAACCAAACTGTCAATGCATCTAAAGAGTTGGATATTTTTTCCAATGCTTTAACTTTTCGTTGTTCTAAAAGAAGAGATTCTGATTGAGTAGTTTCTAGTTTTTCTACTGATGTTTTTGTTGTTGTTGCCATTTTATTTTAATTTTAATATTAATTTTTGTGTATGATTGTTTATATTTTGTTTTGTTTTTAACTTATAATTTATAGAACTTAAACCAAATTTAAAAGAATTTCTTTTTTGTTTAGTTGTTTCGTAGAAAAATATTTTTTCATTTTCAATCATATCATCATCTTTTTCTTGCCAATAATATTTCTCTAATATACTAAATTTATTTGAATTTTCCAAAATTTTATATTTTCCAAAATCTTCAGCTGGCATTTTTATTTTATATGAATATTTTTGTTCTTCTTCATTTCCTTGTATAGAATTATCCATTTTAATAATTCTAGCATTACTTTTAAATTCTTGAGTATCAACAAAAAATTGACCTACGGATTTATTAAATGGTATATTTAAAACTGGTTCAAATGTTGTTAACGATGCGTCGTAATTATTACTATACAACATTTCTATTTCAGTTTGAGTCAAATCATAATCAAAAATACATAGATTACTAATTTTTCCTTTAAACCTATTTCGTAACGATAACGAACCTATCCATAAATTTTTTCCAGCAAAATCCATTAAATTTTTTGTATTGTCGTAAAATGTTTCATTAACCAATCTTCCATCAAAATACATAGATGCGATACCAGTGGATGTACTTAATTTAATTGTAACATTTGTCCATTTATTTTTTAGAATAGAATTATCATTCCATATTTGTATTATTTCACCATCTTCCGTCCAATGTTGAAAAACTATTGCTTCATTATTTTTAATAAATATTCCAGAATCATATCCTTCTTTACCAACAATGCATCCATCTTCCGATTGGTCATCATCAACAAAAATATCAAAAGATATGGTAAACGAATCGGAAAATACATAATCTAATTTTGTATTTGGTTGAATAAATAAACTATTACCATTTTTACAAATAAATGAATTTATTTTCTTTTTTATTTCTGAATCAACTTCCACTATGTCAATGAATCTATGATAATCAAAAATATCTTTATTAAAGAATTTTATTATAGGCAAATTATCAGGAATTATTTTATTCATTCTATAAAGTAAATCCAAATATTCAAAACCACCACCCCAATAATCATTACTAAATCCATTTATTTTTTCAAAATGTTCTTTGGATATTTTAAATACACCACCAGTATAATGTGGATATGGTTTGAATTTATGAATATCTAAAATTTTAGATGAGATGTGTGTTGGGTATTGAATGTTTAAACTAGAGTAATCGCAACCCTCTTGCGGAAGTAAATCTATATCTTGAAATACAAAATATGAATACCCTTCATCTTTTAAAACATCTACGGCAGCATTACATAATGCTCCATAATTAAATAATGTTGGAGATTCTTGTTCTACAATGTATATTGTGTAATTTTCAAACTTATCCCCTAAATACCAATCCATGTGTCCTAAAAACTTATAGAGTTGTTCTTCTCTATTTTGGTAGGGAACTATAATAGCTAACTTTTCTGAAATCATAACCTTTTTATATTATATAGATATTATTTTTTTGAATAATTTAATCCATTGACCATAATCTTTGAATCCATCATTTTCAATCATAAATTCTTGATTAGTAATATCAATTTGAAAATTATTTCTTCTTATAGCCTGATACATTTTTAAATATTCGTTTGAAAATGAATAATCCTTTTTGATATCTGCTACTGCTTTAATTCTTTCAACACATGTACTATCCCATTTAAAATGATGAACTTGAACATTGTAATAATGATAAGGTGCAATTAATGGGTGATTCCAACCTTGCCATTTCCACGTAGTTTGTCCATCTATTTTTGCATAATGTTGTCCTGGAGTTATTTCAATATAACCTTTCATTATACAAACTTTATTTGGACATGCTCCAGATAACGGATATCTAAAAAATCCTGCTAATGGAAATTGTTTAAATATATCCACATTATCTTTTATTTCAGGAAAAATCCCATCAATACCAATTCTATCAATAAATCCACCTCTAACCAATTCCCAACCATTTACTTCACAATCTGCAATTATCTCACTTAAATCATGTGAATAAACATGGAACTCATCATCATCTGAAACTACCCACCAATCATTAGGATGCGTCATTTTTGTTTCATTATATAGTTGAGTTACATATTCCCAATTATATTTTTCTTTTACCTCTCTTCTTACTATTTTAGCATTTGGAAAATATGAAACAATTTTTTCTACTGAATCATATGTAGAAAAATTCTCCCACTCATAAACTACAACATAAATTTCATCAACTAAATCTTTGTAATGATTTAACATATGAGGAAGAGTGTTTGTTCTGCTTCCGGTGACTGTAACTAATCTTATCATTTTTTTCTTATCAATGTTAATCCAGTTGAAGCTGGTTTGTTTTTTACGATACCAAAATTAAATAAATTAAAAGATTCCCATTTAGTTGAATCTATTTCTTTTACCAATCTAACTGGTCCACTCCAATCTTCAAAATCTCCTCTATCTTTTACTTCGGATGTAACTATATACTTATCAGCATAATTAGGGTCAGTATCGTGAATTGATATAATTCCATTTGGTGAAATTAATTGAGAATATAATTCAAAATCTTCTTTTACATTTTCATATGAATGTCCAGCATCAATATGTAAATAATCAATTTTAATATCATTTAACACAAAATAGTTATGAAATGCATTTAAAGTTGTATCATTAATAATTCTAGGACAAAATTGTCTTCTGAAAAAAGATTCTTCTACAAACCAATCTACTTTTCCACCAATACCATTCATAGCATCTACAATATAAGTAGTTCCTATATCTCCCCAACTATAATTTCCATCACCTTCAAATATTCCCTGATTATGTAAATCAATTCTAGCTTGTGTCATAATTCTAGGTATAAATCCTCCACCACTTCCTAGGCAAACACACACTTTTGCTCTCATATACTGAATAATAGAATATATAATTAAACCGTCTCCTAAATGAGTATCAGTTGCACCATGAGACCATCTATATGGAACATTCTTAAGTATCTCATCACCAACTTCATCTATTTCTCTATTGTTTGTTATATTATGCTTTATGTAACTTGTATCCTGTAACATTTATTGTTATTTTTAAATTCAATATACTAAAAAAAATTCAAATTACCAACTTTTTCCACCCATTCTTTTTTATTATTATATTTTTCTAATCCAGCTTTTAATCTATCAAATTGTTTTTTATTTTTTTCAAATCCATCTTCTAATATTCTAAGATATTGATAATGAAATTGTTTTTTATTAATTGCTCTATATCTGTATTTAATATCTTTCATCCAATTACCATCCAATATAGGTAATTTACCATTATCGATTGCATCAAAAATAGCATAACCAAATGGTTCTTTAGTATATGCTCCATGGAATATTTGGAAATTCTTTTCAAAAAATTTATTATGAAAACGATAATCAAATTCTATAAACTGGTGTAGACCATTATCTATATTAGAACCTTCTAGCATTCTTTTATAATCATATTTATTTGAAAATACAAACGAAGGTATTCCATCTAAATAGTGAGCGTTTTTTCTCGTTTCACACCTTGCAGCATAACCGACTCTGTTACCAATCACACCAACAAATGGCTTTTTATTTTTCCATTCATAATAATTTGGAATTGTAATTGTTTTTGGATAATAAGTATGTATTGTATCCTTTTCATAGCCAATCCAAACAATATTTTGTGAATTATCTAAAATATCTTTTTGCCAATGCCAATCCAATCTTGTCATTAAATTTTCATATTCATCATTCAGTCCAACCATATCGGGAATGAAAGCATGGACAAATGTAAGATATGTTTTGTGTAAATACTTTTGAATAATAGGATTTGGTTTGTAAGCATGATGTAAGAATATAATCTTATCACATTCATCTAATATTTTATCAACTTCTTTTTCGTTTCCAAAAGTATAGATTGCATCAATTTCTCTAACCAAAGGTCGACCATCAATTATAATTTTGTAATCTTCTTTGACTAATGGTAAAATATTTTCTATAAAGTTGTTGCACCAAATATCAGCACCACCTATAACATTTTTTCCGTAACCTGTTGTAATAAAAACTATCATAATTTTATTTTATCCACATGAAGGATATTGGCCTGATGAAACATTTATATTTAAATATATGTCAGTAGGTGTTGTTGTTAAAGCATAATGTCCACCGGCAGTTATTCCACAATAAAATGTCCAGTTAGTTCCACCATTTCCCTGACCAAATGGAACATTAATTATTCCTCCACCAGATTGTGTAAACTGACAACCTATTCTTAATCTTTTTGTAGAAGTTATTTCACCTGGGTCTACTAAAATTGTTCCCATATTAACATAATTTGTACCAATAGATTGAGTTGTTAATGTACTAAAATTAAATGCATTATAACTTGTACTAATTTGGTATTTAATTGATATTGCATTTGATGAATTTGATAATGTAAATCTATTTCTTGCCCATATTGTGATTGGTATGGCTGCAAATTCAGACATACTATCGGGTGCACCCTTACCCGCCGCATTACTTAATGTTCTAAGAGATGTTGAACCAACCGAATATGTAGATGAAACAAAACTTTGTATTTGACTAAATGTTATTGGTTGACCCTGTGCTGGTAAAGTTGCCATAATTATTTATTTTTTAATTCTTGAATTTCTTTTTGTAATTCTTTAATACATTCTACTAATAATGGAACCATTTTTTCATATTGAATTGTTAAGTAATTTTCACCTGATTTAGAACCACCCTCCGAATTTATTACATCAAATGGTGCAGCTTTTATAATTTCAGGTAATATTGATTGAACTTCTTGTGCAATAAATCCAACTTCTCTTATTTTTGTATTTTTATTTGCTAATTTTTTTGCCTTATCATTCCAATTAAAATATACACCATTTATTTTAGATAATTTTTCTAATGGAGAATCTATATTTTTTATATTTGTTTTTAATCTTTTATCCGATGTATTAGCAGTTACATCACCTACAAATGCACCCGTTGAACTACAATAAAAAGCACCTATACATTGAATAGCATAACCAGAATTTGATGATGCACTATTTTGAATATTTGCACCACCTTGTGAAATTTTTAAAGATGAATTACTAGAATCTGGAACCGAATATATACCCAATGCTTCGTAGTTTGGATTACCCACACTATTATATATAACTTGTCTAGCAACGTTTACTCCGGGTGATAATTCTGTTACTAACAATGTAATATAATTATCTGGTTGGTCACCGGCCGACCAACGACCTCCAACCATTACACCACCATCACCGATATAGGTTGTATTTGCTGCACTTGCACCCAAAGTGTATATTCCCTCTGTTCCTATTTTAACATTTGTTGTTCCTAATCCTGTTAAACTAATTTCTCTACCTGCAGAATTTAATGTAATCGTTTTACCACTTGCCGTTTTTGAAATAGAATCACTATTAATAGACCAACCACCAATCGACGCGTTAAGAGCAGATAAATCTGCAACACTTATTTTAGTAGCCGTTACAGCCCCAGCTTGAATATTACCCGCCGTTATTGCATCCGTTGCTATTTTACCTGCAACAATTGCACCGGCCTTAATAGCATCAGCTTCTACTGCACCTGCATATATTTTTGTTGCAGTAATTGCACCCGCTGCAATCGTATCTGCTGTTATTGCATCCGTAGCTATTTTACCCGCAATAATTGCATTTGCTGATATTTTTCCCGATGTTACTGCATCCGTTGCTAACTTACCTTCGGTAACCGCATCAGCTGCAATTTTTGCATTGGTAACGGCATTAGCATCTATGTGTGTGGCTGCAACTGTATCTCTTGTTGCTAATGCACCTAATCCAGTTACATCGGTAGTTGCAGATACACTACTTTTTGTAGCAAGAGAACCTAATCCAGTTACTACCGAATTTGGAACCGAACTACCAACCGATAAATTTCCTTTAATAGTAAGTGTCGAACCATCCCATAATAATGCATTCCCACCTGCACTTCCTGTTAAATAAAATAAACCAGTATTATCCATATATGTTTTCCAACGTGCTCCATCATAATATCCCAAATTAGCCTGTCCTAAATATAATCCCGATGTTGAACCTGGTGTAGGTGTTTTTGTAATTCTTCCTAATGTATTTGTAAATACTTTATCATCTACTGCTGATGCTGATATCGATGCCGAAGCAGCTGCATTAGCTGCAAATAATGAACCGGATGTAACTGCACGTGCAGCGGCAGTTGACCCCGATGTTGCTGCATTTGTAGCTGCATTTGACCCTGATGTGACTGCATTACTCGCAAATAATGAACCCGAAGTAACTGCATTTGAAACATTTGTTGTAGTTGCCGCATTTCCACCTGTAATATTTATTGCACCATTTATCGTTAATACACCACTTGCCCACGTCAATGAATCACTCCCCGCTCCACTTAAATAAAAATTACCGTTGTTGGCCATATAAGTTTTCCAATCGGTACCATTGTAATATCCCAAATAAGTTGAACCTAAATATAATCCCGATGTAGAACCAACCAAAACGGTTGGTGGTTTTGCTATTAATCCCGTTGCTGTTGTAAATGTTGTTGTTGCAACTGAACTTGATAATGAATTTTGTGAAGATGCAACAGATGAACTTAATGATGATGTTGCGGAGTTGATAGCTCCACTTACCGCATTTAATGATGAAGATAATGCCGTTGTTGTTGCAGCATTTCCACCTTGTATATTAATTGAACCATTTATTTGTAATGTTGCAGTAGACGAATCCCATGCTAATAACCCACCTCCAGGAACGGATGATGTTAAATAAAAATCACCCTGATTATCCATATAAGTTTTCCACCCACTTGTACCACTACCACTAAAATATCCCAAATATTCGCTACCCAAATAAAGTCCAGGGTCAGATGCAGTGGGTGGTTGATTTAATTTACCATTAGCATCCGTAAAAATAAATTTATCCAAATATTGTGATGCGGAATAAACCTGATATGCCGATTGTGATGCATTAAATGAAAATGATGAAGATACCGATGCACTTAATGTTGTTAAACTACTACTCAAACTTTGTGATGTAAATAACAAACTACTACTAACTAATGTTATACTACCACTTGTTAGAGTTAATGAACTTGATACAGAACCACTTAAACTATATATCGAACCACTTATAGAACCACTAACTCTGCCAATTGTACCACTAACCGATGAACTTACACTGCCAATTGTACCACTAACAGAACCACTTAATATATTTACCGAACTACTTGCAGATGAACTATAAACAGTCATAGTTCCACTAATAGAGGATGATACGGCTGCAAGTGCTGCGAGAGATTGTGAAGTTGATGAACTTACTAATAATAAAGTATTATTAACATTGACACCACCAGTGAATGTTGCAGATTGTGTTACTGCTACTGGAACATAGTTATTATTTACATCATAAAATTCAAATTTAAAATTAAATGTTTCATTACCAATTACCGAAGGCATTGTAGTAATAAAAGAAACTTCATCCGGAGAAAATGCCGTATCTTGTGATAATTTTAAACTAATATTTCCTAAATGCCATTCTCCTTGTGATTGTGAAAAATATAAACTAGCTGATGGAAAATCCGTAGGTATTTTAAATGGAATGACCGTATCTAATAAATTTTTAGTGGGTTGTATTCCATATAAAGTTCCAATACTACTACTTAATGAACCAGAAGCTAAATATATTCCTAAATTGCTTGGTGTAGATGATGAATAAAAAGCATCTAAATTTAATTCATATGTATTTGTGGATTTTATATCCAACGAAGATGTATATGTAAAATTGCCACTTCCGGTTAATCTAACACCACTCTCAACTCTACTCGATGTGAGATACGCATTTAATGAACCGGTATTCCAAAAACTTTTAAGAGTTTCAGATGTTAATATACCTGTTTGTCCAACAACACTACCAGTTAACCCATATGATGTTAACAATTCTTTTGCTTCAACTAATATATCTTGTATTAAATCATAATCAGAAATATCTCCTTCTGATGTTCGGAATACTTTTATTCTTTTTACATCTCCTGCAAATGTTTCTAATTTAGAAAGTTTAATATCAGCAAAAGATTGACTTACTCCTGAATTAACTTTTATATCATTTTCTATTCTATAAATTGGGGATAATATTTCTTTAATAGTTGCAACCGGTCTTTGATAAAATCTAATTTTTGTAGTATTCGATAAAGATGGATTTACATTTATAGATTTCTGCCACTTAACATTATATTTACCTTCCCAATCAATTGGTACTGAATTTACTATCCCGTTACCATCTTCATATTTTGATAACTCGCCTAATATTGTAAGTGTACACGGACCATATGCAGTTTCCGGATAAATGTAAACTGAAACAACTTTTGAAACACCTTCAAAATATTCGGTTACAATTGTTTCACCATTTATTGATGATGATACTATACCTTCTCCAGGTTCATGATAGATTATATTTCCTGCAGCATCTTTTAATTCAATTTGAATTTTAGTATCTGCTAATAATTCTTCTGACCCTGCAATTAAGAATGCATTTTTTCCTCCAGTAAATGAATCTGGTAATTCTGTTATTTTAAAATATCTACTATTTGGTTCAGTATCCGTTACTAATACGGAATACCTGTCTAAATTTTTAGCGAATAGGGTTTTCTTTATAACGGCCATGAAATCTTTTAAATAAATATCTTCAAAAAAAGAATTATTTCATATTTATATAAAGAAAACTAATAAATAATTTATTCTATTATAGAATACTAAAGAAAACTAAATAAGTTATGAAATATGCTATGTTACAAATCAAAAAAGAAACCCATGAACTTCTCAAAGATTATTGTGAAGAACACGGGTTTAAAATGGGTAGTCTAGTTGAAAATTTAATCAAGAAACACATTGGTGTCTCAAAACCACAATCTAGTGTGTTGAAGGCTGATAAAGTGACGATTAAAAATCAATCTTACTAAATCCATTTTCTTTTTTTATTTCTATCAATCCATCTACTATATCTCTCATTTGTTCCAAGTGAGAAATCATCCATATAAAATCGAATTGAGTTTTAAGATATTGCATCATCATAAATAATGAAGATAAGTTATCTGCATCCAATGTTCCAAATCCTTCATCCACTACTAAAAAGTTTGGACGAGGTAAATTACACACATTGATAAGTGCAACTCTAATAGCAAGTCCACTAACAAATTTCTCCATACCACTACACATTTCCAATGGCCATTCCTGGTCTTCGTAAACAATTTTTGCATTTATAGATTTACCATCCATTTCTAATGTAATACCAAAGTCTACAACCTGCCCTAATATATTATTAATCTCACTTTCAATTACAGGTAATGCTTTTGAAATTAACTCATATGGAATACCATCTCTTTTAACTGCATCTAAATAATAGGTGTATAATCGGTTCTTTTCTTCCAATTCCTTAACATCACTCATCTTTTGTTTTATACCCTCTATATAGGTCTGTAATGATGAAATAGAACCATTTGTAGTTGCTATTTGTTTACTGATATCTTTAATTTCCGACTCAATTTTATTTTTTTCTACTTCTAATTCTTTGATTTGTTTTTCTAAATCTTTATTAGATTGAATTGTTTCTTCGTTTTCAAAATATTTTTCAATATCTTCTTCAACTTTATCTAATTGAGTTTGTAATAATTCTTCTTTTGTTTCCAAACCTTTTAATTCTGCTTCTGCGGTTTTTAAGATACCTTTGGATTGTCCAAGTTTTAGTTTTAAATCAGTCAATTCATTATATTGTTCCTCAACACCTTCCATCGTATCTATGGTTTGTTGAATACCGGTACAATCAACTAATGCTTCTCTAAGTATTTCTTTCAATTGAGGTAATGCTTCTTTTACTCTCATTGCATCTTTTACAAAAGTATTATCACAACAAAACTTACAATTAGGGTCATATTTATGATTATCCAAATTTTTAATTGTTTCTTCTGCAGAACTTACATGCAATTTTGCAATACCATAAACTCTCGTTGCTTCGGTTAATTCCTTTTGTTCTCTTTGATAATTTGAATAAGCCGTTTCAATATCAATAGTTCCACCAAATGATTTCTTATCTTCTATTGATTGTGAAATTTCTTCAATTTTTCCTTCTAATATTTTAATAAAATTTTCTTTTGTGCCAATTAAAAGTGTATTACGATTAATATCTTCATTTAAGCTCTTTCTTTTTTCTTCCAATTTAGGTAAATCTAAATTAGAGTCAATTGGAGTAAGATTTCTACTTAATTCTAATATAATACCATCTAATCCACCTTTGTCACCATTTAATCTGGCTAATTCTTTTTCAAACTCTTTTAATTCACCTTTCTTATCTTTCAACTCATTTGCTTTATCTGCAAGTTCGGTTGTAAAGTCGGTTTTCTTAAAATTTTTGATAAGAACTGAAACTTCTTTAATATCTTCAATTGCGGTATCATATAATTTGTCAAATACATTCAATCCCATAAATTGAGCAAGTAAGTCTTTTCTCTCACTTTGTGATTTATCAATGAATATAGAATTATTACCTTGCAACGATAATGTAGTCAATACAAAATCTTCATACTTACCAACATATTGTTCAATAACTTGGTTTGTATCTCTTCTTTCCGTTCCGTTTAAAGATATTTTTTCATCACCATCAATATACCAAAAGTTTACATCTACTTTTACATTCTTACCTTTGTTAATGGTTTTTGCAGTTCTTTCAATAAAGTAATCTACTCCGTTGACTTGAAAATTCAAATAACATCTAAATTCGGTCTTACGATTATTTAGAATATTAGCTGCTTTAAATGCTCTACTACTTTTGTCATAAAGACAAAATGAGATAGCATCAAAGATAGATGATTTACCTTGTGCATTTGGTGCAAATAATCCCATCAATCCATTTAACTTTGTAAAATTAATTTTATTATCTTCACCATAACTGAACATATTAGAAAACTCAAATCTAATTGGTTTCCACATAATGTTTCTTAAAGTATCTTCATGTACAATTCTACTATTTACATCTCTGTTAATCTTTTCTAATTCTGCCAAATCATTCTTGTCAACAAATGGCATCATTCTCTCCACATACTCATTGATTAAGGAATTTTGATAATTGATGTCGGAAATATCTTCGAAATCTAATTTATTTTGTCTATCTCCTGTTTTCTTTTTTGCTAATGAATCCGTTCTAATGATTGTAAAATCCTCAACACCATATTTCATTTTGATTTCTGCAATTACCTTTTTGGTATCGGCAGTATCGGTGTTTGACAATCTTACTCTCAAACGAGGATGTTTTGGCATATCATTTACAACTGGAACTTTACCATTGTCAATATCCATTGTATAATAACCATAATCATTTTGAATATCAATTTCTTCGTAATTCATTGTGTCTAAATCCCATGCTAAAAAACCATGTCTATCTAATGTCTCGCCAAAGTTTTGTTGAATTAATGAACCTGCATAAACTACCTTACATCCTTTCGGACTTATCATTTCTTGACGCTTATGAATATCACCTAATAAGGCTAAATCAAAACCATCAAATATATCCGTTGTAAAATGTCTACTACTTACCACATAACCAATATCAGTTTGTGAATTATCAACAGGGCCGTGGAATAATGCAATCTTTTTATTACCAAATAGTTTATCAGCAGTAATCCAATTGTCTTTGTTATCTAAAATACTAAATACTGAAAAATCAATACCACCAATTGAATAAACTTGTGTGTCTCTTAAATAATAAAAGTTTTCCAATTCCAATGCATCAACCAATGGAGTAAGAACATCCATTCTATCCATATTGTTCATATTACAATCGTGATTTCCGGTAATAAGAATTGTAGGACAAGTTTTAGCACACTCTTTAAATAACCAACTTATTTCGTTGACCAATTCTGGTGACATTTCTAATTTAGCGTGGGCAATATCGCCTGCCAAATAAATGATTGCATCTTCAGTTCCTCTTTTACGAATTTCTTCAAACATTTTTTCAAATACTTGTCGATACTCTTTGTGTCTTTTTACATTACGAATATGTACATCTGCAATGTGGTAAATTGTTTTTAATTTACTACTCATAGTGAGTTTATTTTGTTTAACAATAATTCTTCGGATGAAAACTCTTTAGTTTTCTTTAGTTCTTCGTAGAATTTTTCATACCCCATATCGGCGGCATCTTTATCTTTAAGGTACATCATTTTGACATGAATACCATTTTTTCTAAAATATTCGGCTGCTTTAAGTGCCTCATTTATTGCATCATTATCTAACGAAATAATAATATCACTTATCCCACTCATAAAGATTTTCTCAACCAATATTCTGGATGGAAACTTTCCTAAAAGTGGAATTGCATTTCTTTTAATTGTGATTGCATCAAATACACCCTCACAAAGTATAATCGGTTCGTTCCAATTTACTTGAGAATCAAAACATATTACATTTTTACTAATTGGAGGATTTTTATATTTCATCTTTTCTTCTGGATAATAAGAACGAGAAACAAAGTAATTTAATGTACCATCGGAATTATAAGATGGTATAATAACTCTCCTAGAATATAACCCTTCCGTACAATACCCGATATTATATTTTATAATATCTTTTTCCGTAATACCTCTTTCAGTAAGGTAATGGATAGCGTGTTTATATTCGGGATTAAACCCATTAGGAACCTCATTAAGAGATTTAAATTCTTTTGGTAGGGAAATGAACACCTTTGTATCAGCATCCTCTAATTGCGGGTTATAATTTGAATCACCATATATCTCTCTAATAATAGATATAGTTTTTCTATTAACATCCAACTTCTTTAATAATGATGTTATTTTTTTACCACCACTATTACACGTCCAACAATGCCACTTTTGAGTTTCCGTATTAACTTGAAGTTTTTGTTTATGATGATTACAAAATGGACAATAAAACGCCAATTCGTTACCCCTTAAATTGGAATAACTACCTAACGCATTAGATAGCGTAGATACTACTATATTTTTATCATTTTGCTTCAACACATATCAAATATACAACAAATATTTGATATTACCAAATTTTTATGGTTCTAAAAACCATTCAATTGGAATAATTTTATCTGCGTATTTATATCCATTCTTTTCACACCAATCACCATAGGTTGTTTTGGATTTTTTACTGATTTTGTTCTTTGAATTGGAAAATACGAAACGAATGTCTAAATGTGGATTGTGTTCTTTGACCAATAGATGTTTTTTCCTATCGGCCGCCACAAACCTACCTTTCGTTTCCACTCTAATACCATTCGGTAATTTGAAATCAGGACTATATGTGTGAGTGGATGCAGGAATTATGTATGGAACTTTTTCAGTTTCATATTCTACTTTAATTCCATGAGATTCTATTTGTTGAGATATGGTTTCTTCTAAACCAGACTTAAATCCATATTTTTTAGCAACCCATTTTGGATTACTCGTTTTTGTAACTTTTTTAGCCATTAAGTTTTTTTATTTGTCCTTTTTAACTGCTAATGAGTATTTTTTTACATCATTATAACCTGCCCATCTGTTTCCACCTAAATCTCCTAATTGATATTTAGTTTTACCTTTTTTCTTTTCTAAAGCAGCTATAGCATCAGAATCAATATCACCTTGTGGATTTCTTTCCTCTTTTGAATATGGAGTTATATCTCTTTTTTGGGCTTCCCATGCTTTAGCATCTGGATTACCTTTTGCAAATGAATTGTTTTTACTATCTTCGTATAAATCTAAAATACTTTTTGCCATTGTTTTTTGTTTTTGTATATAAATATAAGATTATGTATCAAATCGTACAATAAAGTTTACAGGTAAATCAGGATATGATTTTATTGGTTGCGGTAATTTAGCTACTGCTACTAAATCACAATTATCATCATATAATCCGATTGTTGTAATAAATGGTGCAAGGAATGAACCAGTGGAATCCAATGATGAACTATAATCATACTGTTCAAATCCACCCGATATTGCAGTGTTATATCTAGAACCTATACTATAATCTATTGTATTTCCGTTTTCTAATGTTGTTTTTTTCTTAATGTATTTAACACCAGGGTATGTAGTTGTTCTATGTATCTTACCATCGGAGCCAGTTACATATCCAGTTTCTCTACCCACTTCCACTACTGCTGTTGGATTTGTTGAAACATTGAATTCATCTTCATTTGCAATTAGAAGATATTCATGTTCATATATAGTTTCAGTTGATTTGAATGTTAAATTCCAATCATTTTGTAACTTTTCTGCAGAATCTCTTGTTAATACTATTAATCCTTGACTATAAAATACATTACCAATTTTAATACCTTGTGATTCTTTTGGTAAAAATGGAATATTTTCTGCAATTGCAATACCTGTGTTAATATCTAAGCTAATTAATTCTATGGTTGGTTGTAACTCTCCATTATATATAATATCCAACGTTTGAGCTTCTATATCAAATTGACCAACCATTAATGTTTCAAATGATGCACTATAAATATGTTCAGCTAAATCGGTAAAATTAAATATTTTATTTTCTATATCAATTCTAGAAACATAAATTGTATCTCTGTAATCTTGTAAATTACCAAATGAATCATCCGTATATGCAAATTCAGAATCTAAATTTGTATTATCAGTTAAAATAACCGAACCTTTTTTAATTCCCTCACCAACATATATTTGTGGAATTGATATTACTTTTGCAGAACCACTTAAAAACCTTTCTTTTGTTAGTTCAACATCATTGTATACATTTGTTTTAGCACCCAATCTTGTAAATGGATTATCTTCTTGTCCATTATAAAATTGAGCTCTTAGTTGTCCATATACTGACTTTGGATAATACTTATAAATATTACCGGTGGGATAGTCGGATGATGAATATGACATAGTTGCATATTCAGTATCCGGTATATTAAAATCTGCATCATATAACGTAACTCTTTCATTTATTTCTAAAGATGAAGAAGCTGGAAATGATGTATCATCAAATGTCCATTCTTTATATGCCTTAAACGGCCTTACACTAATATCTGACTTTGGTATTCTTTTTAACATATCGTATATAAATATTCCAAAACTAAAAACCCACCAAATTAAGGTGGGTCAATAGTTTTTATTTTTATTCTCCGATTAGAAGTCTAATTTAACTTTAATTGCT